CTTTCCGATTTGAAATCTTGGTGTAATCATAGAATTGAACATCGGGAAAGACTTCGAAAATATTCGCCCGTCTAACCTTGCCGAATGCGAAGGTGTAATCAAAGAAAATATCTTCCCATCGAATGTCGGATGTACCGTTTAATCGCACCAAAGGGATCATGTGATCCTTTTCAGCCTTGCGAATCAGAAAACGGATTGATTTGACTAGATCGGTCATGAAGGCTTGCCGCATAGACATGAAGCGATTGGTTTTAGCAATGCGTGCCTTTTGTACATTGGTGAATGCACCCCTTCCTGCGGTGTTAAGGCATCCCTCAATGCATCCCGCAAGCTTCGCCATTGGGCAAGTTTGATGCCCTGATAGGTCATAAGGGGCAAGATATAAAACCCCCGTCTTAAACCCGTATTTATCGCCCTTGATGGTCTTTGCATTTGTACCGATAGATAGCAATTGATGATATGACATTTTTGTATTCCCTTTGCCTGATAGAGCGGCAATCCTCTTGATCGAATGATCAAATAAAAATTAGGCGGTAACCCGTGATCGTGTGGCGATGATCTTATCCATAGCGTACCGATTGGTAATCAGCACAAAATCACTATTGAATGCGCAAGATACCCATTCGATGGCTTCCCGCTCAGACCATGCATAAATGACCTGTTTAGCATCGAACAAATTGATGGGTGAATAGACTATTTTGTATGGGGCGAAGCCCTTGGCAAGTAAGCGATAAATTGCGTTTTTCATTGCGGTATTCCCTTCGCCTAATTAGGTGGCGATCCCTTGTATGCAAATTGCATAAAACAGATATTAGCAGATTATTACCTATAGGTGTGGATAGTGTGCAACAAATTAAAAAATATTTTCGGGGCTTAGACGGCATCGCTTGAAGCATTGCACCCATACCTACGGGTTACTACAATTCGGGCTTTAAGGGGGCTTATATGGCGCGTACAAAGCAATTGGCAATTGATGAACCATTAGAGGATCGCATCAAGCAAAGCTTAAAGGGGCGATTGCCTAAAACCTATTGGAATCCCGATGTGGCGGATCGAATACTTACCGCCATCTCAGAGGGGGATTCGCTTGCTACCGCTCTCAAGAGGGAAGGCATCAATCCGCGTAATTTCGCTAAATGGTTATCCGTGAAGGATTACAGGGATCGATATATGGATGCCCGTAAAATTCAGGCTGAAATGATGGCGCATGAAATTTTGACGATTGCCGATGATGTGAGTAGGGATCGGATCGTTGAAAGCGATGGAAGGGTTAGGTTTGATATGGCTAGTGTAAACAGGGCTAGGCTGAGAATAGACACGCGAAAATTCATCCTCGCGAAAGTATTACCCAAAATCTATGGGGATCGTCTAGCCCTTACCGATGCCGATGGGGAAAACCTTAGAATCGATCTACCGTGGATTCAATCCCGAAATATTTCACGATCCGTTAGTGCGATATTGCCACACCAAGCGAAGGTAATCGATATTTCCCCAATAGAATCAGAGGCTTACACCTCTACACCTTCGGATTCCAAATCCGAATTATCAGATGGCGGGGATGGGGTAGAGGGATCGAAGGCTTGAAAGCCCCTATTTACGGGCATCTCAGGGCATCACTAGTATTCATCGGCATTCTGGCACACAAAGGGCTTGAAACCCGCATGAATACTGGATGGTAGGGGTGTTCAGGCCCGACTGGGGGGGTGGCTGGTTCTGGCACAGCCCACATCCCCCTACCTTTTCGATTATTTTATTTTTTTCACTCCCCCCATTTCCCCCATCGCCATCTCTTAGCGGACTATTAGCGGACGAATCCCCAATCGATGCCAGGCGTGTTGTTCAGAAGCGTGGTGGGCATTAACATCCCCGTAGGTAATGATGAGATTTAGCGGACTCCCGATTTTTTTTTTAGAATTTGCGGAGTTTTTTTGCATGGATGACTTACCCGCAGGGAAGCATGAAGTTAAGCGAATACAAGCCGCGATTATTTGGGGAGACGCTGCACAACCGTAGTAAGCGGTGGGTGGTGTTGGTCTGCCATCGGCGTGCGGGTAAGACGGTTTCGGCGTGTGTGGAGTTGGTGCTGGGTGCGTTGGAGACTGAGTTGGAGAACCCTCAGTTTGCATACCTTGCGCCGTTTCGAGAACAGGCGAAGAGGGTAGCGTGGACGTACCTTAAAGAGTTGACGCGAGAGTTTTGGGTTGGCAAACCTAATGAGAGCGAGTTAACGATTAGCGTGCAGAGTCGCGGCGGTGTAGCGAAGATATTTGTGGGCGGTGCGGATAACCCTGACTCGATGCGCGGGTTGTATTTTGACGGTGTGGTATTGGATGAGGTGGGCGATATGCGTCCATCGGTTTGGTACGCCGTCTTGAGGCCTGCTTTGGCTGATCGGCGCGGTTGGGCCGTGTTCTGCGGGACTCCGAAGGGGAAAAATTTCTTTTGGAATATGCGTGAAGAGGCGAGGCTGAACCCTGAGACGCATGTATTTTTGGAAGTTAAGGCGAGTACGTCAGGGTTGTTGCATCCAGAGGAGTTGAGGGATGCGAGGGCGCAGATGACGGAGGATGCCTACCTTCGCGAGTTTGAGTGCAGCTTTGATGCTTCGATACCAGGAGCGATCTGGGCGAAAGAACTTGGCAAACTGTTTGATGCGGGACAGGTTCAGAACTTTCCGATTGACAAGGATTTGCCAGTTGAGGTTGTTGCCGACTTGGGGTTCACGGACAGTTGCTCCTGGTGGGTGTGGCAGACAACATCAGAGGGTTACCGGCTGATTGACTTTTACGAAGCCAACAGCCAGCCGATCAGTCATTACATAGAGTGGATACAGGCGCTGCCGTACAAGGTTGCGGATGTGTGGTTGCCGCACGATGCGAAGGCCAAGAGTCTGCAAACCGGTAGGTCGATGGTTGAAGCGTTCTTGCAAGCGGGGATCAGGCCGCAGCTGGTGCCTGACATGAGTTTGCAAGACGGGATCGAGGCGGCACGGCAAGTGATTCCGATGTGTTGGTTTCAGGAGACAGCGACCTATGAGGGCTTGGAGCATATCCGTGGCTATTGCCGCGAGTGGGATGAGAAGGCGGGAGTATTTCGACTCAAGCCGAAACATGACCAACACAGCCACGCGAGTGACTCCTTTAGATATTTTGCGATTGTGGCAAAGAAACTCAAGACAAGAAAGCAGCGCGAGGTTGCCCAGACGGTGATTGATGTTGCACCTACTGAACAACTGACATACCAATGCACGCTCGATGATTTATGGAGCACTGCGCCGAAACAAAGCACAAGGATAGGATAAATCATGGGTCAATTTAATGACGGACTAGAGCAGCCTGATGACAATACCCCAGCGGGTCTTGCGATCAGGTGGAATAAAGAGATTGAGGCTTCGGGCAAGGAATTGCTCAAGTGGCATGAGGACAGCCGCAAGGTGACACGCCGGTATTTGGATCAGCGTGACGGGTTTGAAGAGAGCGAGAGCCGTGTGAACCTGTACTGGTCAACCATTGAGACGATGAAGGCAAGTTTGTATGCCAGACCGCCCAAGGCTGACGTGAGCAGATCGAATTACGATGCCCAGGATGATGGGGCGAGGGTAGCTGCCACCATGCTCGAGCGCATTCTCAACTCAGGGCTTGAGGAAGACGGCTCAGACTTTGATGCGGCGCTTAGAAACGGTATTTTTGACTGGCTAACAGTCGGCATGGGTCAGGTTTGGTTCAGGTATGAGGTAGAGACTGAACGCCAGATGGTCCCTGCGATGCTGCACCCGATGACGGGCGAGGAAATGTCGCCTGAGCAAGAGTTTGAGGTGATCAAGACCGAAGATGTTGAGACGGACTATGTGTTCTGGCAAGACTTTTTCTTCTCACCCGCCCGTATATGGGAAGAGGTGCGTTGGGTGGGTCGGCGCAGCTACCTGACCAAGGACAAGGCTGAAAAGCGGTTCGGCAAGATCATTGCTGCCCAACTTAATTACGCCAAGAAGCCGGCCAAGAAGACAACTGACAACCAAAACACGCCCCAGAATGAGCCATGGGACCGCGCCGAAGTGTTTGAGATTTGGAGCAAAGACGATAAGAAGGTTTATTGGTACTCCAGAGGCGTGGATGTGGTCTTGGATGTGAAAGATGACCCGCTTGGGTTGGATGACTTTTTCCCGTGCCCCAAGCCCGCGATGATGAATGCGACCACATCAAATTTCATGCCGCGTTCGCTGTACATCTTTGCGCAAGACCAGTTCGATGAGTTGGATATTCTGAATACCCGCATCAAGTACCTGACCCAAGCCTGTAAGGTGACCGGCGTGTACGACAAGAGTGCCGAGGGTGTGCAGAAGCTATTCACCGAGGGCATTGAGAACAGATTGATTCCGGTGGACAACTGGGCGATGTTCGCTGAGAAGGGCGGCATCAAGGGTCAGATCGAGTTTGTGCCCATTGAGATGATTGCCAAGGCTATTGAGTACCTTCGCATGCAGCGCGGTGACAAGACCCAGCAGATTTATGAAGTGTTGGGAATTAGCGACATTATGCGCGGCTCAAGCAAGGCGAGTGAGACCGCGACTGCCCAACAGATCAAGGCTCAGTTCGGCTCGACCCGTTTGCAGTATTACCAGTTTGAGTTAGCACGCTGGGTGCGCCATGCTCTACGCATCAAGGCTGAGATTATTGCCACGCACTTTCAGGCTGAGACGATTGTCAAAATGTCCAACATTGAGTACACGGCAGACAAGGAGCACGTCCCCGCCGCGCTACAAGTGATTGCACAGATGGGCATGGATCAGTATCGGGTCAATGTCGATGCCGACACGATGGCCGCAGTCGATTGGGCACAGAAGAAAGAGGATAGTGCCGACTTGCTAAACGCAATGGGTAACTTCATCGCGCAGATGACTCCGGTGATCCAAGGCGTACCAGGCGCTGCTCCCTTTGTCTTGCAGATGATGCAAGCCCTGCTGTCGGGCGTGAAGGGTGCTAAGTCCGTTGAGAGCATCTTGGATCATGCGATTGCCGCTGCAAGTCAGCCAGCACAGCCGCCACAGCCAAGCCCTGAGCAGATTGCTGAGATTGAGAACACCAAGGCTCAGACAGTTGAGCGCCTAGCACACGCCGACAAGATGAAGGTTGAGGCTATGTCGGCTAATCCGCAACTTGAGCAGCAGAAGATGCAAGCTGAGATGCAGATGAAGGGTGCAGAGGCTCAACAGAAGATGCAGATGGAGCAAGCGATGGTCAACCAAAAGATGAGTGCCGAGGCGAACAAGACTCAGCACCAGATGATGCTTGATCAGCAAAAGGCAACACAGGATATGGCGATTGCCCGTATGCAAGCCCAAAACAAAGTGATGCAGCAGCCCAACCCCAACATGCCCGCGGC